AGGTGTGATGCATGCGGAACCGGGAGACTGGATCATCACGGGCGTAAACGGAGAACGTTATCCGTGCAAGCCGGATATCTTTGAAAAAACCTATGAGCCGGTGCCGGACTGAGATTTTTCCTTTGGGGAAAGCACTGCGGAATTTGAGGACTTCCACTTGTTGCCCTCAGAAGAAAGCAGATTTTCGATGTTGTGCACGAAGAGCTGCTCGGCGGTTTCGTCGGTGCCGTAGGGGAACGCGCCCATGAGGTAAAGATTTTTCTCGTGCTTGAGCGTTTCGCAGGCGGAACGGTACTCAATCCAGTTTTCGTGATAGCGGCCAAGGCGTTCGGTGCCCTCGATCACGGTGACGATGGCACCCAGAAGCCCGACGATGAAGGCAATGGCGGGACAGCTGACGGTATAATTGGCCAGCAGAGGAATGGCAGCGGCAACGATCAGCTCAAAAAACTGCATCCGCTTATAAGTATTCTGCGCCTGCTGCGCCTTCTGATCGTACCACATGATCTGGTCATCCAGACGGTTTTGGATATAGCTTTCGATGTTGCCGGGCTCGACTTCCCTGGGAAGATACGGCGGCTCTTTTGAATGCCTGAAACCAAACATAAGATCCTTTCAAGTCTCTGACACGTTGTGTCAGGGGCTTTATTTTTTATGCTTCTTTTGCGCCCGGCGGGCTTTTGTTTTACCCTCGGCTGGGAACAGCTGAGGGGGCTTTTGCTTTGCCCTCCGGCTGGAAACGGCTGGAGGGGTCTGTGCGTTTATAAAACAAGGAGCACTATCAATGCTTCTTTCTGTAGCACTTTGAACAAGCCCGGCGGCCAGTCTTCTGAGCTGCCTCGAGGGTGACTGATCTTGCGTACTTCATACCGCTGCAATCAGGGTTGCTGTGATAGCATTTACCATAAGTGGATATGTAAACAGTTTCGACTTCTTCGGATTTTTCTTGTGATTCAATGGATATAGGCGGAAGGGGAGAAAGTGAGAAATTTTCAGGAAGAGCCGCACAAGTTAAGAATAAAGAACAACTTATGATAAATATTGTAAAAAAGGTTAAAATTAGGCTTGCTCGTTTCAAAAAAGTATAGATAACATCGGCAATGAATGAAAAGAGCATCGAAATTAAAACTATGGGGGTTTGAAGAATCAATCCAATGATGCTGCCAATAATTAAGGCGGTAAATGCGATTGGAACAGAAAGCAGCAAAAGTATTAGAATTTCAGAGAATGATAGTGTAGGAAATTTAAATTGAAAATGTAAGAGAAAATAATAAGAATTTATGGCACACGGAATAGCGGCGACAATTCTTGGGATGATTTTGTTTGAAAAATCTGAAAAATCACTGATAAAACTACCGATCAAAGCAGCGACATAGATTGGCTCTAAAAAGAATAGTTCAAATCTGTTCTGAAATAGGTATGATAGAAATATTGCGGGAATTATCCAAAGGCATGCAGCAAAGGCACGAATGTTAGAGGGTGCCTTTTCAATTTTCATACAATCATCTCCATATTCTTCATAAGTGTAGATGATTGAGAAAGAATATTCAAATGACAACTTCACCAAAAAATCAATAGAAAAATCGTTTTGTTGCTTATGCAACGTAAAAAGGCTTCTGTGCAGCAATGCACAGGAGCCTTTTTACATTTACTTTACACTGCGTTGGCGGAGCCAGCGGATGCTGATGCATCGGCCTCCGCTTTTTTCTGAGCCAGGAGCTCCTGGCGGTAGGCCTCTACCTCGGCGTCGATGTCCAGAGGGTCGGGCTTTTGGGCACTGAGCTCAGCGGCTACACCGGAGATGTAGCGGAGCACAGCGTCCTGGTCAGCGGAACTGAGCTTCAGGAAGGCCGTGAGGATGGCACACTTTCGGTCGTCCAGGTGATACTCGGCAGCCAGGCGGTCCAGGATGGAATCAGCGGTATCATCCAGCATGGGGCCGTCCCCGGTGCGGAGCCAGGATTCGGAGATCCCGAACTCCCGGCAGATAGACTGGATGGTCTGGTCCGTGGTGCCGTTGGTCCCTTTTTCAATCAGGCTGATAGCAGATTTACTTAACCCGATCCTTTTGCCGAACTGCTCCATGGTAAGGTTATTCGCCTTGCGGACTTCCTTGATGCGGTCGCAAATTTCAGACATGAGATTTACCTCCTTTCTTTTGGTCTGATTCCATTATAACATGAAAGTTTAGAAAATCAACTGCAAATGAAATATAATCCTTGACAAAGTTATGAGGATAAACTATAATGGCATTGTGAGGTTCACAATCTGAACTTGTAGAGACAGATTTTAAACCGTGAACGGATCAAACGGACTACAAAGGAGGTAACGGCATGAGCGAAAAAGAGAAGAAAAGCCGGGAAATGTTGGAGCAGCTGGCCAAGCTGCCCCCTAAGACCCAGGAGCGGATCGGGTACATCATCGAGGGTGCCCTGGTGCTGGCAGAGAGCAGGGACGAGGAACCAGCGGAAAAGCCGGGTCCGGAAAAGAGCGCATGAACCGCAGGATGTTGTGGGCACTGCTGATCGAAGCCATCGGGACAGTGGTGTTTAACGTAGGATGGTGGATGGACTGGCCGCCAATGGTGCTTTTTGGCGTACTGCTGGCAGTTACCGGGCTGGACCTGTGGGATGAAAAATAAGGAGGAAAACAAGATGAAGTACAACACGCTGCGGATCATCCGCCAGCTCCCCCGAGAGGGGGAGCTTTGGGGGACGGAAGGAGGTGAAGAGGATGGCGGACGAAAAAAGCCCCTGCACTGCCGGTGAAGGGCAGAGCAGGGACTACAACGAACTTGGAATTTACAGACACAAGGACGGGAACCGGACACTGGAAGCAGCACAGCTTCTGTGGGCGTTTTTGCCGGCATGGATGGCGGCAAGAGATATGGCTGCGGTTGACCGCGCCTACAACAAGCAGCTTTCCGGCGTGATCGCGGAGAACGCAGAAATCATTCTGAAAGCAGCGAAAGAGATGGCCGGATGGGAGACGGAACAAGGAGGTGAAGAAGATGGTGGCGGTTTGCATTGCAGTGGTCTGGATCGGGATGGTGACAGGCACGGTGCTGATGGGACTGACGGCAAAAGAACAGCTGCGCTGGTATGTGTGGTACGCGCTGGCGGTGAGTGTGGCTGCAACAGCAGAAATGCTGCTGATCGCGGGATCAGCGAAATGAGTTGAGATCGGCCTGCATGGCAAAAATGAGTTCTGATTTTGCATCGATCAGTGCCTGAAGCTCAGCTTCAGAAGGCTTTGCGGGACAGGAAAGCAAAGCGGATGTATAGCTGCTGATAGCAGTTTGCAACGGCGTATCAGACAAGACCAGCGCCCGGGAAGAAGCATCGAGCAGTTTTTGCGTGTCCTGCAAATTGAGCGGATAAGAAACAGACGCACAGACAGAGAGAAAATTCTGGTAGGCATCTGTCCGGGCATGAAAAAACAGTTGAGCAGATAATTTCCTATACTCGGCGCGGTTGTTGATGGCTGCTGTGATCCACGGTGCAATCAAAGCGAAAAGCGCGGTGAGTGAAGACAGAACTAAAGTGAGCTGTGTGGTGTCCAAATGAAACACATCCTTTCTTTTTGCTGATTGTAGCACGGGAAGGGAGCGCGAACAAGGAGGTGAAGAGGATGGTGGCGGGGTTCATTCTGGAATTTTTGCTGCTGCTGGTGAGCATGGGGCTGATGCTGGCAAGCTGCGTTGAAAAGAGCTGGAACATGGCGATGATCGCTTATGTGCTGTGCGCTCTGGCAGCGGCCATTATTTCAGCTTTATGGTTCGCAGCGCTGACAACTCCTGCTGCATAGCGATCTGGGCGGAGACCTGCGCATGGGTGAGCCGGGTGACAGACGGATCCGAACGGTCGTGCGCAAGTTCGACAAGAGCCTGACCGTAAAGGCTGAGAGCCTCGCGGGAAGGTTCGGTGCAATAGAGCACAGCGCAAGACAGGGCGCTGTTGAGAAGCAGAGAGTTTTCGGCGGAAGGGTCGGCACGGAAGGCCGCAGCGGCCGCCATGAATTTTGCAAAAGCGTCGGACTGGGCGCTGAAGTAAAGTTTGGAGGCTTCCAGCCGATAAGCTGCACGGCTGTTGAAACGCGCTGCGAGCCATGTGATGACCACGTTGAGCAGGGCGGCAAGGCAGGAGACCAGAGCGGTGATCGAAGTGATAGCGGCGATGGTCTGAGAATCAAAGGAAAACAAGCAAAACACATCCTTTCTTTTTGCTGATTGTAGCACAAAGAAGGGAGACAGAACAAGGAGCGTATGAAGATGGAACGATACATGATCCTGATCCGAGCAGACGGCACGGGCCGCCTGATCCGGTGCGACGACGGAGACACCTGCAAGCTGGAGACGCTCCAGCAGCTGGTGGGCGGCCTGATCGAGACAGCAGACAGCTGCCTGGAACCAGGCTGGGCCCGGGAGCCGGTGGACAGCATCAAGCTGATCGTGAACGAGGAAGGCCTGCTGCAGGAGCTGCCGGTAAACTGGAAGGCGATGAATCTGTACCAGTACGGCTATATGAGCGGCATCGTGGGAACGGCAGTGCTGGCGGCTGCACGCGGGGATGAGCTGATCGGCTTTGCAAAGCCGGTGTGCGAGACCATCTGCGAGGAGTTTGGGATTGATATGGAGGATGGCATATGGAACGACTGACATCCCCCCGGTGCAGCGGCATCAAGGAGGGGTATTGGAGCACTGCCAAAAAGGACGAGCTGGTGCAGCGTCTGGGCCAGTACGAGGACACGGGCCTTACCCCGGAGGAGGTGCGGCAACTGAGCCGCAAGGACAACCGGTTCCAGACCTTTAACCCGGACTAAGGAGGCGAAGAGGATGACCGACCGAAACAATGCCCCGGCGGGGCGGCTGGTGCCGGAGGTGAGAGTGCCGACGGAAAAGGAGCTGCGGGAGCAGAACCACCCGGAAAGGGACGGCAAGCCGATGCTGCTGAGCAGCAAATGGATGGTAAAAGCCGGGCTGGCGATGTGCGACGAGCTGCTTGCGGTGTGCAAGCAGCTGGTGCACGACCTGGACGAGACGGACCACGAGGATGTGTATCTGGCAATGGATGTGAAAAGCAAGACCGAGTGGCTGCAGCGGGTGCTGCAGATCGCGGAAGAACAGGAGGAGTGACAAAAGCCATGAAAAGGACAGCCACAAGGGCAAAGGTCTGGGACGCGCGGCAGCTGCCCGCGTACCTGACCCCGGCCGAGTACGCCGCACTGATCGGCGTGTGCCCCAAGACGGTGCAGCGCATGTGCCGGATGGGAATGCTGCCCGCCACTAAGGTGGGCCCCAAGCTCTGGCGCATTGACAAGAACGCCGCGCTGGAGAAAATGAAAAAGCCCGCCGGTGCTGAGAACACCGGTGGGCTCCGAGTGAAAGCGATCTGACAAGGGCCGCTATCACCAGAAGTATAACGCAAACGGAGGTATTTTGCAATGCGAATCAAATCGACAGTATGGCACTGGCTGGCAGCTGGGAGCCTTTGCGCCGGACTGCTGTGCGGCATGGGGCTGGAAGGCAACGCTCAGGTGGGCGCACCCATCACGGACGGGCAGTTTGTGACGGCCATGGTGCTGGTGCTGGCGGCCGTGCTTTTTATGCGGCTGGGCTTTGCGGCCCAGGAGCAGGAGGAAAAGGCCGGACCCCGGGAGCGCCGGCAGCCGGAGAACACCGTGAAAGCCGGAAAGCGGAAGGTGGGGTGAGCAGGATGCGTTACCGTGTGCACATTGAGATGAGCCGGGACGGCTACCCGCTGCGGCTGCAGACGGCCTTGCTGGTGAGCGGCAGCAGCCAGGGCGTGGCCAAAGCCAGAGCGCTGGAGCTGGCACGGGAGCAGCACCCGGAGTGCGACGACTTCCGGGTGTACCATGTGGAGGAGCTTGGCAAATGCAAAAAGACACTGTAAAGGACTGGGAGCGGGCCACGCTGCTTTGTGATCAGATCCGCATTGACGCAGATGCAGCCCTTGCAGTGGTGAACGACCTGCCCAGCGGGATGGCCGAAGACGCCGCGAACCTGCTGTGCGAAGCACTGACGGAAGCGAGAGCGCAGGTGCTTGACTGGGCGAACGACAACGGGGAACCGTGAAGAGAAAAGGAGCAGAACTATGAAGGGTACGATTGAGATCACGGTGAGGACGGTGCCGGGCGGAAAAGTCCTGACCAACGTAAAAGGAAAAGAATGCAGCGAGGAAGATGTCCTGAAGGTAATGACGATGGGATTTTGCGGGATGGCGGCAAGCAGCCTGCGAGATGTGCCGCAGCGGCTGCGCGGACAGTGCTGCAAAGAATTTGGGAAGATGATGGAGGGCACGCTGCTGGATCTGTTGAACGGAGAGGCAAAGGCGATGCAGCGGTTTGAGGGCAAAGAGGCGGCCTTTATGACGGAGCTGCTGACGCGGCAGGGAGAGGTACAGGACGAATGACACAGCAGGAGTACGAGCAGAAGCTGGACGCGGCGCTGGAAGAGCTGGACTGGCACGACCCGCGCAGCAAGGAGAGCAGTGCATACAAGGTGCTGGCTGCTGCCTCGGCGGACAAGAGCCTGAGCCTGGACGAGTGGATGCAGCTGCATGACCGGTATTGGAAGGCGGTGAAGAAGCTGTGAGCAAAAGCAAGTTGAGCCTGGAGGACAGCATCACGCTGGCGCAGAACAACGCCATTGATTTTACCCACGCATGCGTGACCATTGCCCTGAACGAAAAATTTGGCATTGGCAAAGAACGGCAGAAAAAAGTGAACGCGGTGCGGGACGAAGTGAACGGCAAGGTGCTGGAGATCATGACCCGACCGGCAAGCCGGAAGCACGAGCCGCTGCGGAAGGCGGAAGCCTGGATGCACAGCCAGATGCCGGAGGGCACGGTGTGGGAGCTGCATATCCCGATGGCCAAAGGCCGGGCAAGGTCGCACAAAGAGTGGAAAATGCAGGGAGCCGTGGACAGCGCGGCCACACTGGAGTGGCGGGTGTGCGCCATTGCCTGCGCCGAGGTGCTGGGCTTTGGTGCGGAGCGGCTGAACCGCCTGCACGAAGAAGTGCTGGCGAATTACCGGCAGCTGAACCAGTGGGTGCTGGAGGAAGGCGTGGACGTGGCCATGGAATGGTTCCGGCGGTCGTGCACCAGCGCGTACAAGACCGACGTAGAGGTGCTGGACCGGCCGGACCAGAAAGAGATCTGGGGCTACCGGATGCATGAGGAGCAGGCCATGCGGGAGATGCGCACCCGGCAGGTGCGGAACGAGGTGCGACGGATGTGCGCGCCGAAAGCGCTGCCGCTGGCACCAGCCGAGGTGGAAAAGCGCATCCAGACCGCGCTGCAGTACGGCACACCGGACAGCTGGCAAAGGAGACGGACGAGATGACACTGACGGAAGCAATGCAGTACCGGGGCCTGACGGCGTGGAAGCTGGCGGAGCGGACGGGCGTGAAAACGCAGACGGCGAAGAAGTGGACGGAGCCCGGCGGGACACGGAAAATCACGGTTGAGCGGCTGCGGCAGATCACGGAGATCCTGGACGGCGGGGCGCTGATCACCGAGGACGGCGTGGAGTTTGAACTGTACGGAGGAAAGGTATGAGCAAGGACAAGAGAAAGATCACGCGCAAGCGGTTTTGCAGGCTGCTGGTAGCAAAAATCGGCTCGCAGGT